GATACGGTGAAGTGTCCGAGTGGCTTAAGGAGCACGCCTGGAAAGTGTGTATACAAGAAATTGTATCGAGAGTTCGAATCTCTCCTTCACCGCCAAATTTGAAACGACTAAACCCCTGAAAACATTGAAGTTTTCAGGGGTTTTGTGTTTTCAGAGGGCCAGAAAAGGCCCATATGGGAACATCCATGGGAACAAAAGGCGCTGCCGTAGTCCCAAGCAGACCTGTCTTGCCTACTTCTGAACGAATCGCCACCAACCTATGACGCTGACGACCTAAGGACTGTTTTAAGAGGGAAGCGCCGTTCATTTGTGTTCGCCTGACCCAGCTCAAAATCGTGTCTGGGTCAGGTCGAATTAAGGGCGTTAATTTAGTGCTATGCCCAGCCTGGCGGCTCAGGTGTCGTCAGCGGTGGCGGTGGCGGTGGCGGTGGCGGCGGTGTAGGCGGTGGTGGTGGCGGCGGTGTAGGTGGTGGTGGCGGTGGTGCTGGCACAAGTCCCAATAGTTCGACTACCTTACTCACCAACTCTGGGTGAATAGCGGTAAGAAATTCGTTAGCGAGCTTTACGTAAAAATCGTTGACATCGTCATCGGATATTATCCAGCCTACTTGAGCGTTTTCTATTGCAGCTTCGAACAGTTTGGTAGCGTCGTCGGCGTCAAAATAGCCAATAAATTTAGTAAGTTTGGCGATGGCGAGGTGTGTTGCACTGAAACTATTACTAACTTTTAGTTGCTCAATTGCTTCATCTTTCTGCTTGATAGTGGCTAAATCTGTAGGGTTTTCAAGTCCGGCTGGTACTTTCTCTCCTATTTCCGCTGATATTGCCCCTGGCATCGGCGGAGGAGGTAACGGAGCTTGTGGTTGTGGCGCTACATTGAGGATGATGGTTGGCTGCTCAGCTAGCTTTTCATAATGTTCAATCACGGATTTTATATTTTTATATATGTGAAGTGATCCTCCGTCCTTCCTATTTGACCACTCCTCGGAAAGATAGCGCTTAGCTTTCACTGATCTTTTGTCTAAGTTTACTAGGGGGGAAGCGTAATCTCCGTCTTTTGAAACAATGTGCAAGTCGCCAGACGGAACCTTCTGAAGGAGGGTTTCCCAGTTGTATCTGTCGCCAACGCCATCTCCTTTCCCTGGAGGGTTACCGCGCTGAGATCGTTCGATCGCGAGCTTGAATATTGAATCATCCTCCTCGTACTTTTTTGATTTGTTAAATATTTCTTTTATTTTTCGGTCAACCGGTAAATCGTTCTGTAACGCTAGGCCAGTAGCGTTTGCAATCAAGGTTTTTTTTGCAGATTCCGCATTCCTGATGGCCTCCTGATAAATATTAGCTGCCTCAGTTCCTCGCATATGATTTGGCACCGCGTTTGGTAGTTTGCTGCTTTGAAAGTCTGTAACTGCAATGTGCAACTTTGATTCTCGATTTCGTTCAAACTCATTTACTACCTGTATTGGCAGGTGCAGAACTATTTTGTCTGGACTGATATTCTCTAGTAATTGATCTATTACCCCATCGTCGTCTTCCGGGTATGAGTAGAAATTCAAGAAAATATTTGTATCTATGAATAAATGCATTACCGGCATAAGCACTTCCTTCGCTTTGAGGACCGAGTCGTTTGCGTAGATCATTTCACAGAGATCCCGGTTCTGACTAGAGATCAAGGGCGTGCTGCAGCATGCCGATTACGTCCGGGCCGTCTTCGTTGATCCACATGCCGTAGTGCTGGCGGATCATGTTCGCGCTGGTGTGGCCCATCTGTTCTGCGATCCAGTCGACCGACGCCACGCCGGTGGTGAGCAACTGGCTGGCGTATGTGTGTCGGCACTGGCCAGGACCGCGATAACGAACGCCGGCCGCTTTCAAATGAGCTTTGAAGAACCTGTCCCTCACGACGAAGTCGCTGACGTGCGGCAGGCCGCTCTTGGTGTTCAGGAATACAAAGTGCAGCTTGTGCTTGCGTACAGTCTTGTTGTCGCGCTCGACGACGTCGACCGTGTCCACAGTCTTGAGCTGGTTGATGGCGTCCAACTTGCGCAGGGCATCCCACGCGGGTTCCAGCAGGCGTACTTTGCGCGTCGAGCGCCGGGTTTTAGTCACTCGATAGGCGCCCCGCACCTTGGACCGGCGAAAAGTCACTGTGCCCTGTTTCAGATCGACGTCCTCCCAGGCCAGTGCAATGGTCTCCGACACCCGAGGGCCAGCCCAAATCATGAACTGCACCATCAGCAGTTCCTGAGTGCGGCTGGTGTGAGTGTTGAGGATCTGCTTGATTTCCGCCCGGGTGAATGGGTCGGGCGCCTCAGGATCGGGTAGACGGACGAATAAACCCTCGGTTGGGTCGTGCGCGACCTTCTTCCGGGTGCGGTACAACCGGAACACCTGGCGCACATTACTGATGATGTCGCGGATGGTCTTGTTCTTCAGCCGCTTCGACAACGGCCCCTGAATCCACTCCTGCAGGTCCAGGTGGTCAATCTGATCGATCTGAACGTCTCCCCAACGCGGCCGCACATGCACCTCGGCCTTGTTCTTATATCCACGGAAAGAGGTAGCGGCCACGCTGTTGCTCTTGATCGTGAGCCAAAGGTCCAGGTAATGCCCGAAAGTGTTCTCGGCCAGCTTGGTCGATTCGGGAAAATGTCGGCGGTAATCGAAGGTACCGGCCTGGATTTCGTACTCGATCACTGTCACCAGGCGCTTTGCATGCTCCCGGTTTTCTGGTGTGTTGCCGCCGGGCACCAGTTCGCGGCACAGCTCGCCATTGAAACGAAAATAGACCCGTACCGAATTGCCACGGGCCTCTACGCCATCTGCCATATGCGTCCCCACGCTATATATCGAAAGATTCTTCCAGTCGAAAGAAAAAAGGCCCTTCGCCGGGCCTGATGTATTGCGGGTTTAGTGTTGCCGATCACTGCTGGCGAAGTAACCAGAACAGGCTGGCACTTTTTCTAGGTGCCGGTGTGACCCCGGCTTGGGCCTCCTCGGCCCTACGCTTGGCGTTGGCTGCCTGGCGCGCCTTGCTGCATTTCTGATGGTTGCCGTGGGCGCGGGATCTGTTGCATTGGTCGCAGACGCCGGTTAAGTCAAGGTTCCAGGGGAACGATTTGCCGTTGTTCATGGTTTACCCCACTCACATCCGAAACGGTTGATGAATGAATACCGGCTGAGCCTTATGCTCTGCGGGTTTTGCGCTGTCGCCTTGGACCTCGCAGACAAAACGATGCCGCTTTTGGTTGGGGGCCGTCAGCGCCTCTGTCAGCCCAGGTAAGGCGTCGGCGCATTGCTCATAGGCGGTAGGGCCGCTCAAGCTATCAGCCCTCACCACCTGGCAATCCGTACGGGTCGCATCCGCGCACAGGTAAAGCAAAAGAAACACGGTCATGGTGCGTTCCCCGCGCCGCAGTTCGGGCATTCATCAAAGCGCTGGCGCTCGCTGAGAAAACGCCCGCAACCTTCGCAGTTGAGTCGGTCGCTGCAGATGCGGTTGCGCGGGCGCTTGAGCTTGGGCAGCTTGAGGGCGACGGAGCGCATTGCCAGCTTGTGGTCGAGCAGCGCAGCCCGGACCACCGGCCGTGAACGCTCGACGATGTATCCGCATGGCCAAAGCTCAAAGCCTTGTGCCAAGTACTCAGCGGCATCTGCAGCCCCTGGATGGATGGCGTCTTCCAGATTGCCTGTTGGACCTTTGCCTCCGCGCCACACCAGATCATTGCCGTCCCACTCGCGTGCGTAGGCCACATACACGCGGCCGTCTTCGTTGCGGTAGGCCTCGGCCTCTGACTTGGTGAGGTACTGGCAGTCAACCCCGACCTCTGCCCGGGTGCGAACGTACTCCACTGGCCAGGGCAGGTCGGTTTCGCGGCATTCGTACTGCTTGACCGCTGGTTCGCGGTTGAACTGCTCAGCCTCGTTGAGGTTCGACGTATAGCCGCCACCCTCGCGCCAGAACATGGCCCTGCTACCCACATTGCTGCGGCTGTCCTGCAAAAAGAATTGGTCAGACATGACTAACCTCCTGCTGCGCTACGCTCAGAGCGATATCGCCGACGGCGAATGGGGTTGTGATAGCCTGTGCGGTGCTGCCTTGGGGTTGATTCACTTGCATGGTGGTTCTCCTTTTGGTGGCAGGTGTTGGGGAGTTGGCGCTCCTCGACACCATCTTTCAGGCCTGTTTGGCCTGGTCTTGCTCAATGATCGTTATGACTTCGTCTCTGTCTTTCGCATAAGCGAAGGGCAGTTCGCCTCCTGGGCGAGTGACGGGGTAGCACGACTCCGGCAACCGGCACAACGCGACGGTGTAACCGCTGTCGGTAACCCAGCAGTTCTGCTGGACTTGCCCGTCCCTATTGCGTTTCGGCGCCCATTTCATGCCCACGTCCCTATTAGTTCTTCCCAAATGGCATCGCCGTTGGGGATGTACGTGTGCACCTCCTGCTCTGGCGAGTAGTCGAGTTGCAGCACCGCCAGACAGTCGTCGAACAGTGCCGTGTCGAGGCCGCGCAGACTGGTCAGGACAAAGGGGTAGTCGCGGCCGTTGTAGAGCCCGAGCAGGAAGCGACCGATAACTGCGCTCTGGCCTGTATCGCGCTGGGCGACAGGGACCAGCCGGGCCAGTGCTTCGATACCGGCCTTGCGGATGGTCGGGCGCTTGGCTTCGAACTCCTGCAGTTGCTGGAACCAGTTGATCTGCTGTTTTTGGGCAGATGTAGTCATGCGGGTTCTCCTTTCGAAGGCCGTGTCAGTAGGGGATGGTGTCGAAGAAGGCGATGTCGTGAACCAACTTCCTGGTCTCAAGCTGAAGGTGCTGCGGAACAGCGAGTAGATTGCAGAGCAGGTCAACCAGACAGATCATCTGTGCACAGTTGAGGGCTGTGCGCCCGTTGAGGTCCGCCCCGTATTTACGAGTGAGCTGGCCTTGATATGCGGGTAAAAAAGCCTTGAGACTGCTGCAAATCCATTCACCAGACTGCGCAATCTCGATACCGAACGCACTTGCCTCAGCTGCGTCGACGTTGCCAATGGCTTCCGGCCGGATTCTTGGCGTATGGGCGTCGTGAGCTGAGAGATCGACCGTCACCATTCTGCTGGTGACCGCATCACTGCATTCCAGCCGTTGGCTGGCGGTTATCACTAGGGCGCCACGGAATGTCACTTCGTCACCAAGGCCATTCCCCGAGCGAAGGCTCACGCTGCCCGAGCTGAAAAGTGGCTTCAATTCATCCCAATCAATGGACTGGCCTAACTCGCCTTGTTCCTCGCAAATGACAATCCGCTGCCCTGCGCTGGCAAACGTGCGCGCTCGCCCGGCTGGAGTGGAGTGCCCCAGAAAATTGGAATACGGCGTTTGCCCGTTCAGCTTTTGGAGGTAGTCCAGTAGCAGGCTTTTGCCGCTGCCGGCGGCGCCGACGATCTGCAGGAACGGGAAACTGGTCTGTTCCTCACGAATTCGGCCGGCGTGCACGGCCCCCATCCACCAGGCCATAGCCAGTACTCCGCGCGCGCCGAAGAAGGCGACAAAGTCGTTGAAGCGGATGGCCGATTTGAGTTCGTTTTGCATGGTGCTGCTCCTGTTGTTGCGGTGGTTAAACGCCCTGGAATACCCAGCAGCGAATGGTTTTCGGTTTGTCGAAGGCGTCGAGGGACCGCGCCGAGTTGACGGGTTTGTTCGATTCCAGAAACTTGGGTGACTTGCTGGTCTTGAGCAGGCGCTTCAGGTCGCTCAACGGGGGAACTTGCTGCCGCTTGTTTGCGGCCATTTCCACGAACTCGTTGAGGTTCACGGCTATCAGGCCGTCCCGGCGGGCGTGGTTGAGTGCGCCTTTCTCGTCCATGCCATTGAGGAATTCGTACAGGTCCCAAAACTCGCGCACGGTCGGGTGGTCGGCGTTGATGGCCTGCTGCCGCTCCAAGGCCATACGGTTGATTTCAGCGTGCGCAAGTGCCTTACGGCGGTCTCCCAGCGGCACGACGCCGGCCAGTGCGTCCACCAGGCTGCGCAGCTGTGCGTGGTTCTTGGCGATACGCACGGTGCGCACGCCAGGCAGGGCCAGCAGCTCCTGTTCGTAGCCGGAGGTGTTTTCTTCCATCAGCCGCATGGTTTCGCTTTCGCGCTGCAGCGCCTTGACCAGGAAGCCGCTGATGCTGTCCATCGGCATGCGCTCCAGCTGCTCGGCGTACTGCTTGGTCTCTGGCGTGTGGTGCTCACGTGTCAGGTGGACGTGGCAGATACGCTGCAGGATTGGTTCCGAGGCGTTCACCGGGTTGTTCTGCGCGATCAGCAGGGCGGCGCGAAACGGCGGTTCGTGGGTGTCGTTGCCGTTGTTTTTCACACCGGTGGAGCGGACGCTACGGCCGTTGTAGGCGGTTTTCAGTTCGTCCCAGTCGAAGTGTTTAACCGGTTGGCCTTCCTTCTGTTCACGCTCTGACTCGATCAACACCACCGGTAGGTTGCTGACCTGCGAAAAGTTGCGCGCGCGGCTTGCGGCGGTCGCCTTCGACGGGTCGAAGCCTTCGTAATCAGTACGCCCGACCGACTTCCAGAGCAGCTCTACCAGGGTGGTCTTGCCCGAACCTGCTTCACCCACCAGCTCCAGGAACATCAGTGACTTGTGGATCTGGCGGATCTGCTCGGCGTGCAATGCGCCCAACCACCAGGCCAGCACCACCAGTCCCTGTACGCCAAAGCAGCGCCAATAGATGTCGAACCAACCTTCGTTGTAGGCGTTGAGGTCGGTGTTGATGTGCAGTACCGGTGACTGGCTCTGCGACTTGATGCTCAGCTTGCCGAGGTCAAAAAAGTCTTCCTTGTTGCGTACCTGCACTTTGCCGCCGTAGAAGGCCAGGTCGTTGAAGACATAGGCGCCGTGGTCGCGGCTGTAGCCGATCCATTCGATCGTGTTGACGGTTTTGAGGCAGTCGAGCTGTGGCGCCAGAATCCTTTTCAGCTGCTGGGCGCTCCCCTCAAACATTGCGCCGTTGGAGACGTTGAGCAGGCGGTTAGCGAACTCAGGTGCTGACGTGAGCTGCTTGGCCGTGAACGTGCTCTTGATGGCCGGCCCCTGCGGGCGCTCGATGCGGAAGTAGTACCAAGCCTCGTCGGTCAGGTCATTGCGCATGTAATACAGCGCTTGGAAATTGCAGTTGGCGATACTGGTCACTGAGCCCGACTGGCGCAGTGCCTTGTAGCGCCGTTGTTCATCAGTGAGCAACTGGTCTTCATGTCGCTCAGAGCTTTCCAGATCGCTCATGGCGCGGTCGTACTTATCAATGTCCAGGCGAAACCAGTACAGACGCTTGCGGAACGTGAAGTTGAATTCTTTGCGCTCGTCGCGCAGGTAAATGAGAAAGCCTTTTTCCTCAGCAGAATCAGCCAGCAGCAGGTCGCCGTGGTGGCGTGCTTCATCAAGGTCCTGCTCGATCTTCTCGGCGCGCTTGTCATCGCCTTCGATCGACTTCCACCGCAGGTGCAGGTCGTTCCAATCAACCTTCTTGCCATTGGGCTGGGGGATCACTGCCGCCTTGCAGGTGAAGCCTAGGTCGCGAGCTTCCTTCGCCCAGCGGCGCATGTTGGCCTTGGCAACTGGCTCGTTATCAAGCGCCCAAACCAGCACCGGCAGGCGCTTGTCTGCGTCGTGGCGCAGCTTGACCAGGGCCTTAAGCGAATCAATTGGGCACGGCGCACTGGACATCATCGACACGGCCGATACGTCGTTGTGCACCAAAGCGATAGAGTCAAAGATGCCTTCGACTATATACAGCTCGTCCCCTTCCAGCAGGTCTACGCTCGGCGGGCACCACCAGACGCCTTTGTAACCGGGCTGGCCTTCGCCAGTCGGACGGAAGCGCGCTTTCATCTTGCCGAACCGGTCAGGCCGATCTATCAAGCGCTCCCAGTAACCGCCTTTCTCAAGGGCAAAACGCACCGTGGCGCTGCCGATGTTCTGCCGGCCATCCCAGTAGTTGTCCTGGCTGAACCAACCTGCGATCAGCTCAAATTTGAAGCCCCGTGCAAACTCCAGGTAGGCGCGCGCCGTGGCAAGCGGGTTGTCAGGTGTCGACGGAGCCGTCTTGCTCCAGTCGTTGAATAAGTCGTCGTAGACGTCTTTGACGTAGACGCGGTGGTCGCATTTCTCTGGCCGCCCGCAGATCAGCGTCCAGGGAGAGTCGTAGAACGTGTACAGGGTCTTCTGGCGGCAGGCCGGGCAAACACCCTTACGCATGTAGTTGGTGTTGGCCATGTGCTTGAGCTGGTAGTCCCGCTCAATGCGTTGGATGACGTCGGCGCGCAGCCGTTGTTCCATTTCCATCGTGGCTTACTTCGCTTCGTCGAGACTGTGTTTAAGGGCGCCAATCAGGCTTTTACGTGCGGCCATCGCGGGGAAGGCCACTAGCAACGAGCCGTGCCGCAAACCCTCGGGGATCAGGCGAAAGCGGTCGTCATACCAATGCTCGTTGAGCAGCACCGCGTATTGCGCACGTAGCTCAACGAGCAGTGCCTCAGCGTGGTCGCGGGGCAGTTTTGCGGTGATGGCGATGTCGATTTCCATGGTCCACCTCGGATTGCGGGCAAAGCTCACCCAAACCCATCGGGAATGGGGTAGGGCGGGTGTTTAAAGGGAAGCGTTACTGAGGGTGTGGCTTGTGTACGGTGCTGCGCTGGTCGAGCAGTTTCTGCGGTAGAAACCGAGCTGAAACCGGGAAGCGTTGGTCCGCGAGAACATCCACCAGGTGGACACGGGTGCTGTCCGACCCGCTCGCCCAATCGACGCCAATCCAACGGCGCTTTTTGATCACCTGCAGTTCTGTCCAGGCGTTGTGGACAAGTTTCGGTGCCATGAACACGGGTACTTCCAACGCAAGTGTCAGGTGGCGAATGCAGCGATCAAACAACAGATCGGAATCCACCAGGTGTTCTGCCTCATGGCGTTGCAGGTATGCGAAAGCAGCGTGTTGCATGCTGCTGCGGTAGTCATGAGTCTGTTGATCAAGGTTCATCACGCACGCTCCATATCCAGTTGGTCCAGCAGATCAGGTTGATCGTTTTTCGACTTGAGGTTCTGACGGGCCAGGAGTCGAACTTTGGTCGGCGCCGTGGGCAAAACCGTCAGGGGTCGCTCAATGCCCGAGGGGCTGAGCTGATACTCCCAAACCAACGAGCCGGAGAAGGTGGCACCACACAGCAAGTTGGTGCATTCCGAGTACATCGAGCGGAAGCAGGGCGTCTGCCCCTCGGAGGTACGGATGCGCATGGAACTGTTGCAGCAAGGGCACACCAGCTTGTATGTACTCACTAAACGGCTCCCTGGCTGTAAAGCTGGATGGTTGCGAAGACTTCGGCGTACCGGGCTGACATGTACGTGATCAGGGCGGCGACAATCGCGTCGGCCTCACGTTTTTCTATAACCCCGTCATCCAGCGCCGCAGCCATGATCTGATCGACCTTGCCCCGCTGAGCCGACGCTTTGAGCGAGCGGCTGTACAACTCGACGTTGTCCAGGGTGTCCGGGAGGCTCAGGGGCACGAACATGCCGCCGTACATGGAGGCGATGTAGTCGGCAAGGTAGGTAGTGCCAGCGACCTGCTCGAGGCGATGAATGTGTTCGTCCGCCAGTGGGCGACTGCCTGCATTCTCGTAGGCCTGGTTATCGAACTTCTTAAGCGGCATGCCGAGGTCAGCCGAGGCGTACTGCCGACCGCCAGGGTAGGCGCCTATGACGGCCATAACGACGCTCTTTCTGCTGTCTAGAACTGGGCGTTTCATCTTCTGGTTTCCCCTTGGAGCCAGAGGCCCTAATTTGCAATCTCGCCGTCTTTGATGCCGAGCAGTACGGCAGCGCGATGAGCTTCACCGCGCAAGCACTTCTTCTGTCCGTTCAAAACCGCGTAGACCGTCGATGGGTTGAATTCATGTTCTTCGGCCCAGTCTTTGGCTGATATCCCGAGACGTGCGAGACGATCACGGGCCTCTTGGCATGCTTGCTCGATGGGGGATGGGTTCGGCATAGTCTCGTTTCGTGTGGTTTCGTGTGATGACAGGGGAAGAATATTCAACGAGCGTTGAATAGTCAACTCAATAAGGGGTCGTTTTGTTGAAAATCGGTGAAAGGCTGAGGGAGGAGCGCGTACGCTTGGGATTCAATCAAGCGGATTTCGCCGCTATTGCCGGTGTGGCAAAGACCTCTCAGTTCAACTACGAAAAGGGCGATCGAAGTCCTGATGCTGATTACCTCGCCGCTGTTGCGGAAAGAGGTGTGGACATCCTTTACGTCGTCGTTGGTCAGCGACTACCTGTCGCAGAACCGACGCTGTCTTCTGACGAAGTTGAGATGGTCGAACAGGTGCGAGCGCTAGACGATGACGACAAAGGGGCAGTGAAGAGGCTGCTCCGCGCGTTCAATCGAAAACAATAGGGATTGTCGGAATGATTCAAGGAATGAGAGCTTCAGTATTTATCGGCGCACTTCTTTTTTCCCTGGTGGCGCACGCTGACGTGAGGGTCAAGACGGTATCGAGTGGGGATTTCGGCGATGCTTGGCCGTTCACTGTCGGCAGCGTCGACCTCATGTGCGACGGCCCGTCACCCAAGGCACTGGCGAGAACGGCTGACGGAACTGTTTACGCGCTGAATGGAAGCGCCCGATCCCAGGCTAGGAGTCGCGGTTGGTCAGACGGACAAGACATTACGAAGCAGGACCCGGCCATCCCGGCCATTAAGATGGACTACAGCCAGCTCGTACAAATCGCGCAGGACTTATGCGCTAAGCCTTGATCTCTTTGCTAAAAATTGTGACGTGGGCTGGTGGCACTCCCACACGCACTGAAAATGCCTCGCACCTCCGGGTGCTTTAGTTGGCACCTAGGTTGGTGCCGGGCACTCGGATGTGCTGAAGGGAGCAACACATGTCTACGAGTAAAAAGGTGCAGGCCGAGCAGTCCGACAACGTTGAATTTGGGGATCTGAATCAACGTGAAAAGTTAGTGTTGCAGATGTTCCGACAACTTGATCAGCAGCAGCAAAAGGACATTCTGCGATTCATTGGTGTGCTGTTAAATACTTAATGACTGAGGAACCCGGCTGTGCCGGGTTTTTCTTTTTACGGCGTGCCGAATATCACACCCCCACTGCTTGCATCCTCTTCCACTCACGATCTACCGCTCGCTTAGCCGTCTTTTCACTCGCATACAGCCAGCGCAACCGCCTCGGCCTTGTCTGATCACCCGCAGTAATCGTTTTTTCTTTCCCGGTTTTCTGGTCGCGGTAGTAAGCGATGATCCCCGTGTAATCCCCCTTGTTCTCTTCTGCCAGGTCTTCAACGTTGTCCTCTGGCAGCATGCTTTCCAGCTCCAGGCTGACGGTGTAGCCGCCATCCGGGCTTAGGCTGTGCTGCACATTGCCGCCGTACCAGATGATCTCGTCGATCTCATCCTTAACGCCCTGGAGCGTATAGGTCAGTTCGGGGATCAGATCCGGTCGGCCCATCGCGAGCGTGTAGCTGAGCGTGGCACTGCCGCGCTGCAGTCGTCGGAATTCGGCTCTCGCGGCCCTGAGCGCTGACTGCCGGTCGCTGTAGGTGTGGCGCAGATCTTTGAGATTGTCCCCGCCGCCGGCAATCACTTCCTGTTTCTTGGCGCTGTGCACATCGTAGAAATACGCGCGCACCCCGTCGTAGCTGTCGCGATCTGCCTGTAAGTAGCGGTGCTGGTCGCCGTCTGCACGGGTGAGGGTAATGTGGGGCAGGGGTAACCCGCTGGCCGTCTTGCCGCCGCCGGCAGGGATGCACAGCAGGCACCCGGCCTTCACGCTGGCCACCGCGTCGAATTCTTCGCCCAAGCGGGTAATCAGGTTGGCGTCCGATTCGTTGGCCTGGTCAAGCTGTAGGATCGGCAACGCACCGAGCGCGCCGGCCACGGTCGAGGTGAGGTTGTTTCCCATGGCAATATCGCCGATGACTTTGCCCAGTGTGGTATTGCTCCAGCTGCGCTCGCGTTTGGTCTTCAGCCCTTTGCGCAGATCAGCCGATCGAGCGCGAATGCTGAGCACATCCGGCGCGCCGGTGTGTTCCGTCTCGTCGACGGTGTAGGTGCCCTTGTCGATCAGGCCGGTGTCGCTCCATCCCAGCCATAAGCGAAGCACCGCACCCTTGGGCGGTATCGACAGCAGACCGTCATGGTCACTCAGCGTAATCGTGAGCTGGTCGGCCTCGACGCCACGGTTGTCTGTGAGATCAAGGTTCATCAGCCGCGGGCTCACCTTCATGGCGATATCGATGCCGTCCACTGTGAGACGGAAGGCTGGAACAGGGTAGGCGGCGTCCCGAACGAAGCGTTCCGCCGTATCCACCAGGTAACCGATGACTTTGGACAGCGCAGCCTCTATCACAATAGCCCCCGGAGAATGCTGAGCCCGGTACTGGTAGCAGCGCCGAGTAGGTCGATACGGTCATCGTCGGTACGCTTGAGCGTAAGGGTGAACTCGATGCGCTGTGGCGTGCCGTCTCTGAAAAAAACAGTTTTGGTCTCGCTCAGGCTTTCGATAACCCACAAACCGTATATCCGGCCAGTACCTTCAACCATCGGCCAGGCCTTGCCGGTGTTCGCCATCAAACGCAGAGCGTCCAGGCTGAGCACGCTGCCAGCCAGTTCCGGGAGGATGATGCCGGGGAGGGTGATGGTGTCGTCGCCACGGCCGACAAACTGCAGTGCGGGTGACGCCCCAACGCGGCTGTTGCTGGCATGGCGCCAGTTGGTCTGGCGCTGCAGCTCCTGGTAAGCGAGGGTCGATAGGCTGAACACGAACATGCCGAGGCTGAGCATCATGGTGATTAATCCCGGTCCGATAACTTGCTGCGCTGACGGGCGCGTTTCTCGTTTTCAATCTTGTTGAGTATGGCGCGCAGGCTCTTCTCCATGGCTTGCACGTCCATGCCAGGGGCTGCTTCGATGGTGATCTGGTATGTGTCGTGGCTGTCGTAAACCGTCGATGTGCCCGCGCTGCTGATCGGTGGGCGATCATCGACCGCTAAAGCCGGCATGGCTGTCGCGGTGAGGGCCAGGGTGCCGGCCGCAGTGAGTTGCTTGCCCATGCTCGACAGGGCATTGAGCGGCCCCTTTTGTCCACCCTCCAGGCCCTTTGTCAGCCCTTCCATGGTGAAGCCGCCCAGCTCAGCGAACACCCGCGACGGGCTGTGGATGCCGAGCTTTTCCTTGAACCATCCGATGCTGGAATCACCGATGGAACTGATAGCACCCTTCACGGCGCCGAGCCCGGCGGTCAAGCCGTTGACCAGACCGTTGACGATCATGCCCCCGAATTCGGTGAACTTCCCAGGTAGCTCTACGCCGAAGTAGTTCATCACCCCGGCGAACGCCTGGTAGAACAAGCCAAGAGGACTGAAGTTGGTGATCAATTGCAGGATGCCGGCGAGGCCCTGGTCAAAGCTGGCTTTGATGGTGGTCCACAAATTGACTGCGCCGTTGGCAATCGAGCCGATGCTCTGCAGCAGTGTCATGATCATGTTGCCGATGGCTGCACCGAAGCGCTGGCCCATCGACTGTGCGGCACCGCCGACGTCTTCGACCGGTTTCAACAAGTCGCTGAACCAGCCGATTACCCCGCTGATGCCGGAAGAGATCATGTTGAACAGTGGACGTACGATGCTGCCGAGCAGTCGCAGTGCGAAGCCGATGACCGGAATGGAGTAGGCGGCTTTCGCCAGGCTGACCAGCAAACTGCCGAACTTGCCGAACCCAGCGAGCACCGGCTGCAGGGCTTCGGTGAGCCCCTGCCAGAAGCCGAGAAAGAACCCTTTGATCGGCTTCCAGTACTTGTAAATCAGCAATGCGGCTGCGACCAGGCCCGCGACAGCGGCGATCAGCCACCCGACCGGGGTTGCCAGGATGGCCGCACCGACCGCGCTGATTGCGCTGCCGAGCATTGGAAACACGCTTACTGCCGCAAGCCGCGCGGAACTGATCAGGGTTGGAATGACAGTCACCATGCCGCCAACTGCGCGACTGGCCGTGATCGTCTTCCAGATTCGTCCCATCCGGCCCACCTCTACACCGGCGCCGGAAGCTGCGATACGGGTACCGATCAGTTGCGCTTTGATACCGCCCAAGCGAATGCCAAACATCGCCATACCATAACGAAGCACCGCGAAGGGGCCGAGCATGCTTGCCATGGTCAAGGCCAGTGTGCCGAATACCACGGCGGCAGCTGCTACAGCCGCCACGACTTTGACCAGGCCCCCGGCCAACTTCGGATTTTCCCGCGCCCAGGCACCGACTCCATTGGCAAGTTCGCCCAGCGTGTTGATCAGACTCTTTAGCTCGGGCGCAACTGCGGCTCCGAACTCCGCCATGGCGTTGGTAAAGCTGCCCTCGGCCGCTTCCATGACGTTGGTTAGGGTTCCGAGCTGTTCGTTGACGCGGGTACGCAGATCGGCTTGGCTCTGCAGCTTCTGTTGCACTTCCTGATACCCGGCCAACCCTTTGTTCATCATGGTATTCAAGGTAGTCAGCGTTTCAGCGTCATCCCCAAATAGCTTGGAGATCACCGCAGTGCGGTCGGTGTCGTTCAGTGCCTTAAGCTTCTCTACCTGTGCGTAGAGATTTTCCAGACCTGCGAAGTTGCCGTCATCATTCGTGAACTTGAGCGATACGCCCTTGTTTGCACCGGCTGCAATTTTGTTAGCTTTGTCGACCTTGTCTTGATCAAGGCCCGCCTGGAAGATTTTGCGGAAGGCGTTGCCCGCAGATCCACCTTCCATGCCGGCCTGGTCCATCATGATCAACAGTGGTGCCAGCTCCTTGGCGGCATCGATCCCTGACTTTTTGATGACGTCCATCACTGGTGCGATTTTGCTGAAGCCCTGAAGCATGTTGCCTGGGTCTACGCCCGCGTAGAAACCGCGCTGGATGGTGTCCATCAGGCCCATCATGTCTTTTTCGGTGGTGCGCGTAGCGTCCTGCATCTTGGCAGCGAACTCAGCCGCGTCGGTGGCTTCCATCTTCAACTGCACGCCGAGGTAGGCTGCCGCCTCACCGGTGCCGCCCAGGATGCTCTGCGCGCTCAGGCCCTGGCGCCGAAGCATCGTCATCATATTCTGGAAGTCGGCCGTGGTGCCTGGTAGTCGGTCGCCCAGCTTGGTCGCCAGGTCGGTGATCCTCTGGAAGTCTTCCGACACTTTGCCGGTGTCGCCCATCATCGACACTTTTAGCTGTGTGGCCGAGTCTTCATTTGGGGCAAAAGCTTTGATTGCCGATACCACTGGGCGGCTGGCAGCGTAGCCCGCACCAAGGCTGGCGGCGCCGGATACAGCAACACTGCCAGCCAGGCTCTGGGTTTTATCGTAGGTAGCGCGGGCCTTCGCCAGGCTCTCCTGCTTGCGCCTCAACGCATCCAGGTGCTCCACCTGCACCTTCATGGCCTGGGTGGCGGTGTCGATATCGCGCTTGAGCTTCAGCTCGTGGGCGCCCAGGGCACTGGTGTTTATGCCGGCGTTTTTGAGCTGCACGCCGAGGTTGGCAAGCTTTACCTGCTGCTGGCCGTACTGCTCGCCCAAGCGTTTCGACTCGGCGGTGTGCTGTTTCAGCAGCGCGAGCTGGTCTTTGAACGGGCTTTCCAGGCGGCGGATCTCGTCGCGCAGACTGGCATGGCCGGCACGACTGGTGCGCAACTGTGCGTTGTTGAGTGTGGACCGGTCAGCCAGGGCCTTTTCCTTGGCTGCGAGCTGGTCCAACTGGGTCTTGCGCTCCCGCTGTGCGGCTGTGAGGCGGGTGTATTCGTCGTGCTGCGCTCGGGTCAGGGTATTGCCCTTTTGCATCACGTTATTGAGCGCGGCGATCTGGCTGGCTGATTGGCGGTGTTCGTCGCTCATCAACCCGAGAGCATTGCGTGTGCCGGTGAGTTCGCGCTTGAGGTCGGCCTGACTGGTTTTGAGCGCGTCGACCTTCTGCCGGGACTTGTCGAACAGCGCCTGAGTCGGCGCGAGCTGCTGCCGGACTTTGGCCGTTTCGCGGGCGAGTTCGCCTACCTTGGTGTTGTTGGCGGCGAGCGCCTCGGATGTCGCGCGGGTTGCGGCCTGTAGTTCGCGCCATGCGCCGACGTCGCGTTGCTGGGTGTTGAGTTCTTTCAGGCGGTCGCGAGCGGCTTTGAGGGCGCGGGCGGTTTCTTTGCTACCGCCCGTGATTTTGTTCAGCGGACCTGTGGCTTTGTCGATGGCGCTGAGCAGCACCTGCAGTCTCAGATCATTCGCCATCGTTGGAACTCCGCACCCTGGCGCGCTCGCGCCAGTCCATCAGGTCTTGCAGGCCCAACTGATCCATATCAGCCGGTGCCCAATGAAAAACCACGGCCAGATCGGCCATGGCGTCCTCTACGCGACGAGGGATGCATCCGTCTTCGCCGACTTCTGCAACAAAAAACCAGAGATTTTGCTGCTCAGGGCCAGCAGGTCGGCCGGGTCCATGCCGGCGACTTCGACGGCGGTGAGGCTCGGAGAGCTGATGCGCGGCAGAACCTTGATCAGACTGCCGACGTCCATCTGCAGCAGCTCCACCAGGCTCACGCCGCGCAATTCACCAGAGTTCGGCTTGCGCAGGGTGATGGTCTCGATGCTGGTGGTGCCGCGACGGATCGGTGTGTCGAGGGTGACGGTGTTGTCGTCGGCCAGCTGCTGCACGTCGGGCTGTTCGATAGTTTCGTTCTTCATTGGATTTGCTCCTGGTGATTAAAGGGTGCGGCTTGATCAAGGGGGGGCGGGTCAGATGCCCATGGCGGTGCGATGCTTTTCCAGCATGTCTACACCGTTGACCTTCTCGACAAAGTTGAGCAGGTCGATTTCGATGATTTCTTCGCCATCCACGGTCAGCTTGTAGTAGCTGCAGGTGGTGGTCATGGAGTGCTCAGTGTCTTCACCGGGCTGGGCGTCACCCATCTCGATGGTTTCGTGGCGACCGCGCACGACCACTTCCACGTTGCTGACTTCGCCAGTGTCGTCCTGCTGGTATGGGCCAGAGAATCGCAGGGCCACGCTGGAGGCGTTGACCGCGCCGAACTGGCGCAGAGAGATCAGATCGAGGCCACCGGTTTTCCATTCAAACTGGATGCCGTCATCGGACATGCCCAGGTCAGCCTTGACCGGGCCGTTCATGCCGCCGCCGCGATAGGCTTCCATCTTGCGGCCGAGGGAGGGCAGGGTGAGGGACTTCACCAAGCCGAGGTAGCTGTTGCCGTCATTGAACAGGTTGAGGTTTTTGAGCTTGCGTGGCATTGCCATGGCGGTGTTCTCCGGGATACGGGGTCAGGGTGAACTCCCCTTGCGGGGAGGCCCGGTTTAGCTGTTGATGCCCTTGGCGAAGTCGATCAGATAACGGTCGGTGATTCGCTGGCGGAAGGTGAGGTCTTCAAGCGGGGGCACAGGGGTGTAGTCGTAATCAACCCACAGCTTGCCGGCCTTGAGGGTGTCCTTAGTGTTGACGTCGTCGGGATACCAGCAGCTGCCGCCGATCAGATAGCCCTGGGACTTCAGCTCGCGCATCTTGGCGTTCACGCCTTCGACCAGATCGCGTACCAGGGAGGCGTGCATAGGCCTGTCGATAGCCCACATGTGCGCTTCGCCCATGGTGTCGGCGATGATTTGCGCGGTGCGGGTGTAGTTTTCGAAGGCGAACAACGGGTCATCGCTGCAGGTGCGGCTACCCCAAAAGCGGAAGCCGTTGGCGTTGATCAGGGTGGTGACGTCGTTGCTGTTCAGGTAATTGGCGTCCGTGGCCGGGTTTTGCAGATCCCAGAACACGTCGGCGCTGATACCGGTCACGCCGCTGACGGCCACGTTGGACAGGGTTTTATGCCAGCCTGTCTCCTGATCGATCTTGGCGCGCAGGCCCAGCGCACGGGCCACAGCCGAGGCGGTGGTGGTCTTGTTAGCGACGGTGTCCCAGTTCTGGAAGTCCGGCCAAATCACCATCATTTCGCGGGCGCCGAAGTTCGCGCGGTAAGCGACCACCTCTTCCTTGGTTTTGCAGCCCCAGGCGCTGACGTACGCAAAGGCCCGAAGGTCTTTGGCGATCGCGCCGAGTGCGGTGGCCACCGGCAAACTGTCCAGGCCAGGCACGCCGAGGATGCGCGGGGCCATTCCCACGCGTGATTTGGAGGCGAGCAACGCTTTCATGCCGGTGTATTGGCCGGTCGGGGTGGTGCCGCCGATCAGGGCGCTGGTGGTGGCCGCTTCGTCGGCGCCTTCTTTGACCCGTACGACGATGACATAGGGCTTGGTCTGGTCGGCGATGCCTTGCAGGCTCGCGGCCAGGGTGCCCTTTACGCCGGCTTTGCCGACTGCAGTCTGCACGTTGGTGATCAGGACGGGCGTGTCCAGAGGGAAAACGAGTGGGTCCGCATCTTCAGCCGTGCAAACCATGCCGATAACTGCGGTGGGAATAGTGCGAATGGGGCGGGTGCCGTCGTTGAGTTCGATGACCCGCACGCCGTGGAGATAATCGGCCATGGGTTGGTGCCTGCGCTGTGATGGAATGACAGTGCAGAGGTTGCCGCGCGCGCGCCTGCTGGGCGAGCGCGGCACCTTGTAGGGGCCGCGTTTACAGGAGGAGTTCTATTGAACCTGATCTTTGATCCAGTCGGGAGGTACTGGACGGTTGTCGGCGTCTGGAAAATTGTCTGACTGAGGCCAGTCGCGCAGCTGCTGCATGTACGTCAGCAGTTCGCCATATTGGTCGGCGTTGAGGGTTGTCTCGCCACCCAGCTCGGCCTGGTCCCGGTGGCGCTCGCGAAGCCACGCGACACCCTGAAGTTCCAAGTCTCGCCAGCGGCGCTCTTCCATGGCCGCTTCTTCTGCGGTCGACTTGGGTAGAGTTTGCCCGCCATCGGCCACCCATTCCAAGTATGACACCCAGTCCTTATTGCCCATGTCCTCCGGGACAAAAACCTGATCAGTCAGTCGCTGAACACCTGCTGGAGTAAATTTGTACGTAACATCATTCATCGTCATTACCTCAAAGTTCCGCGTCGGCGGTCCACTCAATTTGCAGGGTATAGCCAGGAATGGACCCGGCGGGCGGCAGGCACGAAAGCGCAAAGCCTGTCGCCCATAAGCTCTGGATATTCGTGCCAGTGCAGGGTTTTACAGAGGATTGCGCCCAGATCTCCGACGAATTTTCACCAGGTGAAAACAATTTCAACGTAGGCACCACACGTTTCACTTCCCGGAATTCCATACGCAAAGCTGACTGTGAGGCCTGCGCTGCGGCGGATTGCGTGAAGGTGGCTATACAGGTGGACGGCCCGTTGTTGGATTTGAGGGGATGATCCTGCAGGAACGACTTTTCGAAGTAGCGCAGGCATGCGCGGTACTCCTCCTGATGCGTCCTGTAATCGTACGGAGTCGCCACGCTGCCAGGCTCGATCTGAACGTTGGTAATGTCCGTGTAGTGGGCACCAGTCCCCCAGCTGGCAAAGATAACTTCCAGGAAGTCGTTGGCGACGCCTTTGTTCTTGTTCACCACCCCACCCAGATCGAGGGTAACGACGTACTTTTTGTATACCGTGGTCAGCTCCACCGAGGTGCCCACATCCACGTTCGGCTCGGTTGAATTCACCCCAAAATTTTGACGAAGAATCACTGCGCACGTATGTGGAACGCTGGTTTTCATATAGAACGAGACGGTCACCTTCCCGCCAGCCAGCGTTTCGACGTTCTCGATGCGCTGACTCAGGTTCCAGCCCTGGCCTTCACCCTGGCGCGAAAGTCTCAGGGCAAATTTTGCCTCGTTGATATTGGCGTCCTGCTCGAGCGGCAGTTGGCTCCAGTTGCATGTGGCGTTTTTTGGGCTGTAAATCATCCAGCGGTCCGGGCCGAACGTGCTTTCGGGGTCACCGTTGACTTTTCCGACGACGCCTGACTTGCCTCGCTGCCAAATCTGGAACGCTCCATTGATCAGCCGGTTCTTGCGGAAAACGTGCACTGGGAACTGCTGCAGTGGGCTCTCGATTTGGTTGCGCAATGCCTCGGTGTTCGCCACCCGCTTAGATCGGTCATTAACCGGCGGAGTCGGGGCGTTCTGCCCACCTGCCCATTGAAACGAGAGAGGCGTGGTGCCCAACACAATCGGCGCGTCAGTGATCAGTTGCCAGAGCGTGTCGCCATTGGCGGCGCCGCGCTCAACGTGAACCAACAAACCGGGTGTCACCTCCGCGCCGATATCGGCATCCGCAGTACGTGTCCAGATTTCTGCAGTGGTGAGATATAAACCATTGTCTTTGCCCTGGGCCTGGTCCTTCACCAGCACCCGCGAACCCACCGGTACTGCCACGCCGTCGATGGTCTGCGCACCGGCCATGACTACTGGGCCGGTGGTCGCTACCAGCACCGACTGCTTCACATCCTGCTGATTGATGGCGTCAGTGATGGAGTCCGTCACGAACTTGCGAGTGGCGAGCACCACTGCCGGATCAATCATCAGCACCACGTTTGCCGCGCTGGAGACGATGAAGTTCATGCGCACAACTTGTGTGCGGCCCGAGCCTTGGGACATCAGCGGCTTGTAGCTGGGGGCGCAGTTCGCCACTGCGACCAGGTCTCCGTCACCGTCGTACAGTCCAATCTCCCGAATCCACCACCCGCCCTCGTCGGCCGGAATGATCTGTTCGGCGATGAGGATGTTGGCGTTGGCAGGATCGATCGACAGTTTGTTCAACTGCCGACGGCGGCGCTCGTTGATCAACTTCTTTTGGTTACGGTCGGGAATCGGGTCGTTGCCATTCGCATCTCCCACGCCCATTTCGGTGAGTTTCCAGGGGATGCCCAGCGCGTCCGCGTTGGCCTGCTTGGCTTCACCGACAGCGGTGAGAATCGCAAAGAACTGAGAGTTGGGATCAATCATGGGTAGATGTCCAGTGTGTCGATGGAGTGTTCCCGGCCAGGGGCGCCTATGTAGCACTTGAGGTTGATAACCCCTGGTACTGGCGGGTAAATGTCGAGGGTGTCGATGGTGTGTTCGCGCCCAGGTGCGCCGATTACGCCTGTGGTAACGATGTCTCGGAGGACCGGCGGATAAACGTCGATTTCATCGCCGTCGTATGTGCTCGCGAAAATGTTGATGCCACCGGTGGTTTCAAGACTGATAGCCAGGCCAGTCAGGTGGCGCGTAACGGGCCTCGCGTCGTCGATCAGCCAGGTCAGCTCCTGATACATCTCTTCGGTAATGCCGGTTTCCAGCACACCCACCTTGATGGCGAATGTGCCCGGTACGCCGTTCGGTGTGGTTTGCCACCACTCCAGTACTTCAATCAGATAGCCGAGCGGTTCCACCACGCGACGCAGAGCGCCGATGGTGCCTTTGCGCGAGTGGACGTAGTGCGATGACCGGATAGCTGCGCGTTTCGCTGCTTCGGTCCACTTGCTGTCCCAACGATCAACGGAGAAAGCCCAAGCCAGATAGGGCAACAGGTCGACGGGACAGGTGTTCGGGTTGCAAAGCTGTCGCAACGGAACAGGGACGCGCTGGATCTGCGCGAGCGCCTGAGCCGCCTGGCGCTCCAGCGGCGTGGAGTTCGCCGGAAGCAAGTGTTGCCCTGCCATTACTCAACGCCTCGGCTTAATGTGATGCCGGTGCAATAGGGCGCTTGAGCCTTGGTCGCGACGATGTCTACCCAGCCTTCCAGTTCGACTTTGCGCACGCCTTCGACGTGGAGCGCGGCATGGAGCGCCGATTCCGAGACCTCCATGCCCAAGCGGCGCCGTTGATGAACGTAGGCCAGCAGCCGCTGTTCTGCAGCAGCCAGGATAGGTTCCGACTCCGGGCCGCTCGACAGCAAATAGAGCTTGGCCTTGACCTGGTAATTCAGGATCTGCGCGCCCTGGACGGTGAGACGGTCGGCCACCGGCCGGCGATCATCGTCGCTCAGGTAAGCGTTGACGGCGGCAAGTAGCTCGGGGGGCGCCGTGCCATCGCCCAGCAATGACTGAACTGTGACCACGGCGACAGCAGGCGAGGGGCTTTCAGCGGTGGCGTCGGCCACGCGGCCGTCCGCTGCCCTGGCGTGGAAGATGTAGCTGTTGCGCGGGCCGGCAGTACTCAATCCTTCCCAGGCCATCTGCGCACGTTCGCGCAGGCTGTCATCGCCTTCCATCAACGTGAGGATAGGCGGGACGGCATTGGCTTTGCCTTGTTGAATCACCAGGCGCTTGACGTTGAAGTTGCCTGCCAACTGTTCCAGGTCAGTGCCACGCGCGGTGGCGAGCAGGTTGGCAAGCGATGCTTCGTTGACTCGCTGACGCCATACGGTCTCGCGGTAGGCGTTTTCCTGCAGCAGCTTGGTGAGCGGCTCCGACTCTATCTCCAGACGTGCCGCGATCTGGGCCTGCTCGTCGGCAGGCCAGAGGCTGATCATGTACGCCTTTCGCTCGGCCAGGATCTGTTCGAAGTCGATCTGCTCGACGATCTGCGGCGGCGGCAGCTGGCTGAGGTCGATGGCGGCGAAACTGTTCATACACTGCCTCCCAGCTGCAGCGGTACGCTGAGGCTTAGCGGCTCATTGGTATCCACCACAGTGCCCTCCAGATCGATCGAGGCTTGGCCCTGCATGTTCGCTCCCGCGAACTGCACGCGGCTCAAGCTGATGCGGGTTTCCCAGCGCATAAGGGCCATGACCGTGGCGGCGTAAACGCGCAGACGGTTGACGTCGTTGAAGGGGTGATCCACCAGCTCGGGCACCAAGCTGCCGTATTCGCGGCGCATTACACGAGTGCCAATGCGGGTGGTCAGAATGTCGGTGATCGCCTGACTGATGTGCTCGCGCTCGCTGATGGCGCCGCCGGTATGTCGGTTCATGATGGGATGGGCGCCCCGGATTGGTCGCCGCCGGCCTTAACGCCGGTATGCGGGTGTTTAACCAAGCTGACGCCGGCCGCGATCACATCTATAGAGACCTGGACCTGGCCGGTGACGGTCTGATTCCCGGTCTGGATGTAGTCGCCTTTGTGTGTGATGTCGCCGACCAGGTTGATGCCGCCGGTGCTGATCAGATTGGTGGTGCCACCGTCGGCCAGTGTGGCGTTGAGGTGGTGGGCCACGCTGTCGTACTCGATCACCGTGCCGTCCGCGTAGGTACGACGGTGCAGGCCTTCGCGGTTGCCGTTGGCGGGGATGTGGTCACTGAATACGCCGGTCACGGCTATCCCGTTGGCGAGCTGGCCGGATGGGCTGAGCAGGATCACCTGTTCGCCGATAGTGGGCGGGTCCCATTCACGGTCTGATCCGGCGCGCCACGCAAGCCAGGGTAGCCAGGCGGTGGTCAGCGTTCCAGTTGTTACCTGCACGCGCGGCGGCTCCATCTGAACGTCGGCGATGACGCCGAAGCGGATGAGGTTTTCGAGCAGGCGGGCGAGGGCGGCTAAATCGTTCATGGCGCCGATGGTGGCGCCACGCGCGTGCGGGCGCAGCTACGGCGCCTTGTAAGAAGGGGGCTTACAGTGTCAGGTGGGCCAATAAGCTGTCGCGTATCAAATCGAGGTCTTCGTCTGTAAAACCCAATACTTCACGCTGTTCATAGCGCACTTCGGGTGCGTCTCGCTCCGCGCGGTCCTTCAATCCGAACTGGTGAACCCTGGCGATGCGGGAGATCCGCCCGGTAAATCCCACCGTCACGGCGTTGCTATCGCCTCGGGCCTTCATATAGGTCGCGGTTCGCAGCTTTTTGAACATCTCAACCTTACGCCGAATACGGCCTTGCTTGCCGCGCAAATCCCGCTTTTTCCGTGGCGCGAACTTGCTGTCATCAGGGTTTTGCTGTGTCAGTACCCGCTTTTGTTGGCTGCGCCGCAGTTCCTGGCCGATGGAGCGGGCGAGCTGATTGCGGGCGCCTGGCTGGAGCTGTTCCAACAGGCCGGACGCCCACGTCTCTAGCGCTTCCAGCTTATTTGTCATCGGGAACCATCCATTCGCTGGCGTTGCCTTCGGAGCCTGGTACCCAATTCGGATCGAGGTAGCCCGCAACACGTTGCGGCTCGCCGGCATGCTTAACGGTGGTATTGCCTTGAGCGTCTTTGCCTACAACCACGCGTTCCGTCAGGCGCAATGTGAGGCCGAGATCAACTTTTTCTTTATCAAGAATGTCGGCTTCGAACTGAATACCGGTCTGCATTTTTTCGTAGTTCTCCAGCAGCTCCGGTTGGTTGATGCTGATCCATCCCAGTACGGGCAGCATGACGCTGTCAGGGTGACCCGCAAAGGCGGTCAAGATGATCTGCAGATCGTAGCTGTACTCAAAAGAAAGGGTCGCCGCAGCGGTGCAGCGCACCTTGCCGTTGTCGATGAAAATCAGCAAAAGGTCAGGGTTGTGCTGCAAGTCGGCAACGGTGGCCAGCAGGTGGGCGCGCAGGCTTTCGGGCTTGTTCATGGGTGGGCCTGCTGGTGCTTGTAGACCATGTCGACCTGTGCGGCGCAATCGGCCCAGGCGGCTTCGGCGCGGTCTTCGTCGGTGAGGAGGTCACCGTTATTGGCTGGGCTTGTCGCCGGCAGTTGGCACGGCACCACGGCCGGACAGCCAGTCACGGTAAGCTGCGGCGCCGGTGAGGGCGGGGCGTTCACGCAGCCGGCGAGCAGCGTCAGGCAGAGGCCGAGCAGCCCAGTCGCGTAGTTCGTCGTTTTCACGTTTCAGTTCCTCTATGGTTCGTGCGCGCTTTGCCAGGGCCTGGCGCAGCTGGTCCTGCTGGGCGCGCAGAGCGGACTGGCTTTCGCGTTCCTGCTGCAAGGTGGTGGTGAGAGTGTTGACGGTGGCCAGGTTACGGTTCGCGTCTTCGCGGGCTGTTTTGGCGGCGTCATTTGCCCGCGCGGCTTTGCCCTCGGCGGCGTCTATGCGCTGTTGCTGGCCCCAGATCAGCAGCGCCAGGGCACCGAGCAGCGCAATGCCGTACAGAGCCTGGCGCAGGGTACTCACGCCCGGTACCAGCCGAGTTTGTTCATGGCAGCGGTGTCGAGCTGTTTAATCGGGCCGCGTACGATTACTGCCCTTGCGGTGTTCATCAGCTGGATGCACTCGGCCAGCCGCACCATGTCTTCCTGTTCGGTCGATTCCGGCACCACCAAAAGGTCACCGTCCTGCACCCTCAGTTTTTGAACCGCTTCGAAGTCGATCATGCCGCCACCCCTTTCCCGCACTCGCAGCTGGCGTGCCGCTCATAGGCTCGCTGAAGCTTGGTGTCGTAGAGATTGCGCAGGTAGTCCGGGCCGTTGTAGAGACGGGCAAACTCGGCCCATTTGCGGGCCTTCAGGGCTTTGTGCAGCACCGGGTCCGTCTCGATGAAGCGGGTGAAGGCGTCGAATTGCTGCGATTCGCCGGCGCTCATTGCCGCCACAAAGTCCTGCACGTTGGCGTAGCCAAGACGTTGCCAGTGATAGCCCATGATTTGGAAGGCGCCCCAGGAGGCCGACTCCAGCGCGGCCGTGTCGTCGATCTGGCGGGCCATGGCCAGGCGTTGGTGCTCGGCGGTACCGCCGATGTAACCACCGGCCTTCGGGTTGACCAGGGCGGGATTGGTCGCGGCGAGTTCATCGGCATGGCGCTTGACTTCCGCCGGATCGTCGCCAGGGTGTCGAACCTTCGCGAGCTGTCGGTACATGATGTGTCGTTCGAACAGGATCACCGGCTTACCGTTTTCCAGGAAGCCTCTGCCTTTCGATTCCACTTCGTTGACGGCGTAGATAGTCGCCAGCGGCACGCCGAGGCGTTCAGCAGCGGTTACCAGGTCGTGGTTGCGCAGCAGTTGGGCACAGTCGCCGCCTGCCAAACTGGATTGGGTCTTGGTACCGGCAACGCCATCGGCTACCAAGCCAACTTTCAACTGGTAGGCGCGCACGGCAATCTCGGTGGCGTCACCGTAGTGACCGTCCGGCACTAGGTTGGCACCGTACCTGTTGAGGTTCTTTTGCAGAATAAGCACCGCCTGCGAGCGGTCGCCGTGGCGAAGGGTGGTGGTCATGCACTGAGCCTCAACAGGGCGGCGACGTTGCCGCGTGAACGGAAAATCAGGATGCAGAGCAGCACGATGGCTGCGGCCTGGCCGAAGCTCGTCGGCTGACGGTCCAGTAGGATTTCCAGACCGCAGATGCAGAGCACTCCGCCAAACAGGCTTGCCAGAAGGGAGATGCTGCGCCGGTACCGCGCATCCCCTCGGGTGTAACAGGCCAGGCGCAGAGCGCTCAGCAAGTAGGCGATTGCCGCGATCAACTGCACGGCCAGTTCGATGTTCGGCATATCAGGTGCCCCCTCGGATGCGACGCCAGATGTCCCAGATATCCGCCTTTTCCACCCACACCATCAGTTTGATGCTGATCGGGATGACCACCAGGGCACAGAGGAAAGCGCTACCGCCGCTGGTGATGAACGGGATTGCTTGCAAGGCCATGGGTGCGAACAGGTAGCCCACCCCGGCCGATAGGAACAGAGAGCCCAGGCGCTGCCAGACCTTGAGGTCGCGCTTGGTGCTGGTGACCAGCCAAGCGCCGAGGATGGCGCCGAATAGCGCCCCGTCGTCGATGACTGGCGTGACGCTCGCCAAGCCCAAGCCAATAAGCAGGCCGGACACAACGCTGGAAGTCGGATCAGCCATGGTGTGGGTTTCCTTGGTAGCAGTGGGTCAGTCCCATAGGTTCACCATCTGCCGTTGGGGCGCGCTGGTTTGGGCTTCGGGCATGTTGATAACGAGGCCTTGTGGCAGGACGGGACCGCAGTCGGCCAGGCCGGGGTTCGCCTGCAGCACCGCTTCGGTGACCCCCGCGGTTCGGCCGTAATACCGCCAGCACAGGGCGTCGACGGTGTCGTTTTGATTGGCGCGAACGGTGACCGCCATCAGATCAGCTCCACAGTGGTGCGGCTTTTTTCGAGAAAGTCACGCACCGCCCAACGCAGATCGCGGCGGTAGTCATCAATGGTAGGTGCGACCTCTTCGGCCTTGTTGTTGCCGGTGTTGGTGGCGCTGTAGTCGCGAAAGCGTTCGCAGACCTCGGCGCCGGTACCGGCCTCGATCGCGCGGCGGTAGAGGTGTGCCTTTACCGATACGTCTTTGATCCGATCACCTGGTACAGCGTCCAACGTGGCGTAACCAGCTGCCTGTTGAGCTGCTCGCCAGTCACTCAGCTCGCGGTTGAGGTTGATAGCGGCAGAGATCACGGCGGTTTCCAAGCGGGCCGGGGTGACGCTGGAGTCGATGCGCAGGGTGGCGCGCAGGCTATCCAGGTCAATCGACGGCCAGAACGGGTCGGTGTTGATGTGGCCGCTGGCGACGGTGCCGCTGGCTACAAATGCGCTCATGAGACTGCACTCAAAAATAGATCGCCGGTGGTCGGGGCATCACGTTCAGGAGGAGCGGCCTGGCCGATCCGCCCCGAGCCGGCGGGGTGCGTGGGGACGCTCAGTTAGCTGCTGGAGCAGCGTATTTTTTCAGGAGACGCTCGACGCGCTCCAAATCCTTCTTGCCACCACAGTTGGTGTTCAGCTCGATGGCACGGGACAGATATTTTTTCGAGGACTCCAGGTGACACAGGGCGGCCACCTTGCTTTCCGATGTGTCGTCGTCCGAAACCATCTCTGCGAACGCTTTGCCCAGGGCCAGATGCAGCTTGGCTTTAGCCTGGTCGGGCATGTCTTCTTCACCCGCGATTTGCTCAGTACGCAGCAGCAACTTCACGTCGAACGTGCCACCGGCCTTCTGCGCCTTCAGGGCGACTTCGGCAATTTCTTCGGCAACGATGGTGCCGGTAGTGCGTTCGAAGCGGTCAGGCATGAGCAAGGCGTGCTGGATGACGTACTCGGCAATGTCCAGGGCGCCGGCAAAGTCGCCGGCATCCATTCGCCAAACCATCAAAGTGGTTAGCACCTGATCCTGCGCGCCTTTGCCGCCTGCCAGCACGCCTTCCACGTATGGGACGTATTCGGGCAGCAGTTGCTTTTTCAGCTCTGCTTTGCCCTCGGTGGACTGCACCTGTTTCAGGCGCAAGTAGTCCTGCTGGAGCTTCGCCAGGTGCAGTTCGTAAACAGTGGAACCTTCCATGGTCATGGCTGGGCCGGCCACAGCAGCCGCTGCAACGGCGGCTGTGACGCGCTGGAAGTGACGACGGCAAGGGTTGGTCATGGTTGCTCGCCTTAGCTCAGGGTGATGTTTTCGGCCATGGCAGCGCAGCCAAGGTCTTCGATCACGTAGGCTTCATTGACCGACTCGTAGTTTTCAATACGGTCGCGTTTGGCGTTATCCACCACCGTGCGGCGGCGGGTGCCTTCTTGCCAGTAGATCGACAGGTTGTCGAGGCGGGTAACCAGCAGGCCGTTCGGCGGGAAGTGAGGCACTCGCACCGCCGGCAGGTTGCCGATGCGCTTCTGGCTGGTGACGATATCGGCCGCAAGCATTTCGGTCGGCGCTTGGGTTTTGTTGATGATCGGGAAGTACTTGTCGGCCAGCAGCTGGCGGCCGCAGATCACCACCAGGTCGGTGTCTTCCTGGTACCAAGGCTCAATGAACTCGTTGACCATGCTGATTACCAGGGCGTCGATGTTTTCGAAATCTTTGCCCGCACCGATCTGGATCTTGCCGCTGCCGTCGACCACTTCGTTCAAAACGCGAGCGGAGTTTTCTACGCGCATTTTCTGCAGCCAGCCGACGTTCACATCCTGCAGCAGCTTGTTGATGTCCGGTTTAGACGTCGCGGCACGGCTGATGCCATTCCAACCGATCATGATCCGGTTGAGAGCCTGAGCCCTGATGATGGCGTCGCGGATACGGGCTTGGAAGTCTTTGAACTTGGCCCATTGGTCCAGCTTCTGGTAACGCAGGCCGGTATCGAAGTTGGTTTGGGTGCAGGTGTACCCACGGTTGTCCAGGCCGGTAGGGTTACGCGGCTCGCGGTCTTGCTGAGTGGTATCGGTGGTGCCGGCAATTGTGCCGTCGATGCCAATGCCGATTTTTTCACCCGATTGTTCGGACACGCCATACACGTTGATCGAGCTGAGAAACGCGCTCGACTCCTGCATACGGGTTTCCAACGTTTGGGCGACGGCTGGAGCGGCTGTGAATTTGGTAGTGACGTCGCTCACGCCATGCAATTGGGCAAGCTGCTTGAGGTAGGCGTTGAAAAGGACGCGGGTATCGTTACGCATGGTGTTCTCCGATGTTCCTTGGCTGGGTGTTGTCCGTGAGGTGGATTAGCAGTCGGTGACGAGCGCGCCGTCACCGCCCGTAGCCGGCGGGCGAACGGAGTACTGCGGTTTCTGGCCGGTGGTGTCCGGGGTTTTTTCGAGCTGTTGAACCAACGCAGTGAAGTCGGCAGACAGCTTTTCGTGAGCGGTCTGCAGCTTTTCGCGGGCGGTTTTTTCGGCGGTAAAGGCTTCGCCCTGACCGGCGACATGCTCGGCCATGGCTTCAACAGCCTCGCCGAGTTCAGTGAATAGAGCGGCGTCCTTGCCTTCCTTGTCCTTGCTCTTGCCGAGTAGGTCGAGAACGCGGCTAAACAGGCCTGCGACTTTGCCGCTTTCGTCCTCAACTTCTTCGAATTCAAGTTCGATTTCGACGACCTCAGAGAAGAGGTTGCCGGGATCGCGTTTGCGACTGGTCAGCGGGTTCATGTCCGGGTGCTGGGCGCTGAACGTCAGCATCTCAGTGCCCAAGCTGGCCGGGGTATCGGTAACGGCGATGCCGTCCAAATAGGCGCGGCCGGTGTCGGCGAATTTCGGCCGAATCTCAATGCTGGTGTACAGCTTCTGCCGTGCTTTGTTCATGGCGATGAGGTCGGAGGTCGGTTCGATTTGCGCGAACAAGGCCAATTTTTTGGCCCCGGCAATCTCGACCTCTTCCGTCTTCAGCGCGACGACATCGCCGTAAGCGCGGAAAGGGCTATCCGGCAGCAAGCTGCGCATGTGCTCAATCCATACTCGCGCACCGTAGGTGTTCTGGCTGTAGGTTTCGGCAGCGTCGACCAGCCATTGGCGCTCGATCTGACGGCCATCGGTGGTGGCGCCTTCAACGGCGACGCGGAAGAACTTGGAGCGTTGTTTCTTGGCTGGGTTGTCGGTTTTGCCGGCCATGCGTGAATCCCTCAGTGCGGTGGCAGTCTGCCTTGGCGATGAGCGCATGTTGTTGAGCGCGGGCGCGACGGGCAACGAGGCGCTGTTGTAGACGCTTGATCTACAAGGGGCGGAGGGGGAACTGTTCGCGCGCGGGCGGCAGCATCTGCGCTATGAATGCCATCGTCGAACTACCTACCGATCACCGCCGCCACGCCAAGCACCTGTATTGGCAGGGCTACCGCGTGTGCGAGATCGCTGAGTTGATCGGGGAGAAGGAAAAAACGCTGCACAGCTGGAAGGCCCGGGACGAATGGGACCGCGCGACACCGCTGGAGCGTATCCAGGCGGCGACCGAAGCCCGCCTGGTGCAACTGATCCTGAAAGACCCGAAGTCGGGGTCTGACTACAAGGAAATTGACCTCTTGCACCGCCAGCTGGAGCGGCAAGCCCGTATTCAGCGCTTCAACGACGGCGGTACCGAAACCGAGTTGAATCCGAACTTGGCGAAGCGCAACGAGGGACCGAAAAAAGCACCGAAACGCAACGAGTTCGACGAAGAACACATTGAAAAACTGACGGAAGCGTTCATCGACGGCTGTTTCGGCTACCAGTTGGATTGGTACAAAGCCGGCAATCAGCGAACCCGCGCAATCCTCAAGTCACGGCAGATCGGCGCGACCTACTATTTCGCCCGTGAAGCGCTGATCGATGCGCTGACGACAGGCCGTAACCAGATTTTCCTGTCGGCCTCAAAAAATCAGGCGCACATTTTCAAGGCCTACATTCAGGCCTTTGCCCGTGAGGTAGTCGGCGTTGAGCTGACGGGCGATCCCATCATTCTGGGCAATGGCGCCGAGCTGCACTTCTTGGGTACCAACGCCCGGACGGCCCAGGGCTATCACGGCAACTTCTACTTCGACGAATTTTTTTGGACGTTCAAGTTCAAGGAACTGAACAAGGTCGCCAGCGGCATGGCGATGCAGAAGCAATACCGCCGAACGTACTTTTCGACGCCTTCCAGCATGGCCCATGAGGCCTATACGTTTTGGACCGGTGAGCGGTTCAACAAAGGCAAGCCGGCGGCGCAACGGGTCAAAATCGACGTCTCTCATGATGTTCTGCAGCAGGGCCGACTCTGTGAAGACCGGGTATGGCGACAGATCGTCACCATCCTGGACGCGGAGGACCGTGGCTGCGACTTGTTCGACCTGGACGAACTGCGCCAGGAATACGATGCCGAGGCTTTCCAAAACCTGCTGATGTGCCAGTTCATCGACGACGGGGCCAGTATTTTCCCGCTTGCGATGCTGCAGCCTTGCATGGTGGACAGTTGGGATCTTTGGGCCGAGGACTACAAACCATTTGCAGCGCGTCCTTTTGGGGATCGCCAGGTCTGGGTTGGCTATGACCCGGCCGAGAACGGTGACAGCGCCGCACTGGTGGTAATCGCCCCACCAACGGTTCCCGGCGGCAAGTTCCGAATTTTGGAGAGGCACCAGTTTCGAGGGATGGACTTTGCCGCCCAGGCAGAGTCCATCCGCCAGGTTACCAGGCGTTACTGGGTGACCTACATCGGTATCGACATCACGGGTATGGGGTCCGGCGTGGCGCAGTTGGTGAAGCAGTTCTTCCCGAACATCACCACGTTTAGCTACTCGCCCGAAGTCAAAACGCGCCTGGTGTTGAAGGCGTACGACGTCATCAAGAACGGCCGTCTGGAGTTTGATGCCGGTTGGACAGATATGGCGCAGTCGTTGATGGCTATCCGCAAAACAGTCACCGCCTCCGGGCGCCAGTTCACTTATACGGCCGGTCGCACCGACGAGACAGGCCATGCCGACTTGGCGTGGGCGACCTTCCACGCCCTGCACAACGAGCCTCTTGAAGGGCAGACCACGGCGAATACCGGATTTATGGAGTCCTATTGATGAGCAAACATAAGCGCGGAACCCAACTGACCACCGTTCTGCCAGCTGCTGAAGGGGAGATACTCCCGCCCGAATCCGGGCCGGTTGAGGCGTTCACCTTCGGCGATCCGGCGCCGGTTCTGGATAGCCGGGAGATTCTTGACTATCTGGAGTGCTGGGCCAATGGGCGTTGGTTTGAAACGCCGATGTCCATGGACGGCCTGGCGAAGACAACGCGGGCTAGCGTGTACCTCCAGTCTGGGCTGAACTTCAAGCGCAACATGCTCGCCCGCACTTTCGTGCCTCATCGGCTTTTGAGCCGTCAGGCCTTTGAGCAATTCGCCCTGGATTGGCTCTGGTGCGGCAACTGCTACCTCGAAAAACGCAACAACATGCTCCGCAAT